CGGAAATCTGCATTAGTGGATAACCTCATAGCGTGGCGAATAGTAGACCGTGATCTGGGTGTTCTCGTCAGACTCGGTGCCCACAATCGAGACGGCACTTTCGCCAGGTGGCAGGGAGAAGAACTTCGGGGCCGCGTTCAGCAGGCGGTAGATGTTCTCGCCCTCGTCGTTCAGGACTTCTCGGGTCTCAGCGTCAACCGTGTAGGTTGCACCAGCAGGGATAGGCTCTGAGAAACCGAACGCCTGCGAACCGTTAGCGATAGTCAAACCAGTGACAGGACCACGCACCACATAGCGAGGGTGAATGGACACGTCGCCCTGGTTGTTGACGTTGACCACACCGAGCGTCTGCGACGAGGACACACGCAGCTTGGCAAGGTTAGGGAGCAAGCCTCGGCCCGTGTTGCCTGACGACACCGTGAACGACTGCTCGTTGAGTGTCTGCCAGTACGGCTGAGGGGCCTGCATCTGTAGGAGCCAACGGCAGTAGACACCGTTAGCGTCATCACCGAACTGAGTCTCCGCGCCACCCACATAGTGGGCCTCAAGGAACAGGCTCTCGCCGTCTGAGTAGTCGGCACGAATAATCGTTGGGCCGGCAGTGGTCTGCAAGAGTCGCGCCAAGCGACGCAACTTGGTTTCTACATCTGCGCGGTCTGTTCCAAGAATAGCAAGCGGCAAGTCGAGGTCACGCACGCCACGCTTAGTGTGTCGCCATACGCCACCATCACCAGCAGACTCATCGATGCGGACTGCGGTGGCAGGGATACCGAACCCCTGCACACCCGTGGTCAGCACATAGTCGCCCGAGTCGGCAAGCTCAATCTCGTCACCGTTCGAACCAACCAAAGTGATAGTTACCGAGGTCATACGAGTCGAGCCACCTTTACTGCCTTGACGAGTTCTTGCTCTGCGGTGAGCGAGTTGTTTGGAGCCGCGTTGTAGATGATGGTCTTGCCCGAGGTCTGAGCGAATCCGGCATCCTGGTACGCCTGCGCCATGCTGGTCAGAACGCTCTGGTCGAGACCAGAACCGATCGTGACGCTCATGCCATCCTTGTTAGTGAACGTGTATGAGCCGAGCGCGTTGTCTAGACGGGTCTGCAGGTCTCCACCTGTGTAGTCGGCTGCCATCTTCATGGCTTCCTTGAAGCCCTTGCCTTGGCTGAGGCCCATCTTGAGAGTGCCGTTGAAGTCGGTAACCATGCCGTTGATGTCGAGCATGTTGCCTGCCAGGTCGGTGACAACGGTCTTCATCTCCTCGGTGACCGCGTCACCAAGGCGCGAGATAGCACCCGAGACAGGGTCGACCATGAAGCCGATACCGTTCACGAGACCCTGACCGATGTTCTGACCGAACTCGTGGAACACGGTCGATGGCGAGTGGATGCCGAGCAGAGCCTTGAAGCCACCAGTGACTAGGTCCGCCATGCCCTTGATTGCTTCACCGATAAGGCGCGGAGCGTTGTCGACGATGCCCTTGACGAGGCCCTTGACGATGTCGATACCAGCCTGAATCAACTGCTGGCGCATGTCCCACAGAGCCTTGACAATCACAGGGATGAGCTTGATGACCGCCGCGATGATTTCAGGGAGAGCCTTAGCCAGACCCTGAACCAGGGCAAGGAACAAGTCAATCGCGCCCTCGATGAGGGTCGGAATCATCTTGATCAGCGTCGAAATCAACTTCGGTAGGACCGTGCTGGTCAGCGTGGTCAGGAGCTGAGGCAACATCTTGACGAGGCCCTGGACCAAACCGAGGAACAGTTGGACCGCACCGTTGATGATGGCCGGCAGCATCGAGACGATTGCTTCCAAAATCGAAGGCAGCGCGTCGAGGATTGCCGTCAGCAACTTCGGGATTGCAGTGATGAGACCCTGCACCAAACCCAAGAACAGGGTGAGCGTGGTCTGAATGACCTGCGGAAGCATCGAGGTCAGCGTCGACACAATGCTTGGGAGCATCTTGGTCAGGGCCGTCAGAACCTGAGGCACGATGATGGACAGGGACTGCACGATGGTGCTGAACAGGGTGAGGCTTGTAGTGATCAGCGCAGGAATCATCTGCATGAGGCCCGTGATGAGCGTCGGCAGAACAGAAGCCAGCGTGGTAGCCAGCGACTGAGTAATCTGTGGCAGGGTGTTCACCAGCGCGTTGATGATGGTGCCACGCATACCGAGAATGCTGTTGATCAGCGTGGTGATACCGCCACCGTTCACAAAGTTGGTGATGCCCGTGGTCATCCCGTCGAGGAAGCCCTGCAGGCCACCGCTCTGCTCGCCCTTGAACAGGGCAAAGAACTTCTCGAAGCCACCAGTCAAGGCAGGGAACACCTTGTCCGCCATGAACGTGGCAAACCCGTCGAACGCAGGGAGCAGACCGAGACCGATGGTCTCCTTCAGGTTCTCCCAACCCTGCTTCATGCGTGCGCTACCAGTCGCGGTAGCAGCAGCCGTGCCACCAACCTGCGTCTCAATAGCCTGCAGAACCAGGTTCTGAGCTTCACCAATCTTGTTCGACTCGACCAGAGTCTTGATTCGAGCCTTCTCAGCGTCGGTGAAAGTCACACCAGAACGGGCCAGAGCCGTGATGCCCTTGATTGGGTCCTGCAACGCCTTACCCAACTGGACTGCGTTCGTCTCCGCAGAACCGAAACCAGCCGCTGCCAAGTCCAGAGCCGCAGTAGTCGCACGGTCAAACGAACCGCCCGTGTTGTCTGCAGTCTTCGCCAGTTCCTTGAAGGTGAGGAGTTTCGCCTGAGTCGACTTGATCACGTCATCGTCGACACCCAGAAGCAACTGCTGCTTGCCGGCCAGAGTCGAGAGACGGTTAGCCACCGCATCCGAGTTCTCACCGAACAGGCCCATCGAGTCAGCGATGTTCTGAAGTCGCTTGTTGCCTGCAACCTCAGCCTCGCCAGCAGCGATGAGTTCCTTGGTGAAGTGCACCACCGCGCCAGCAGCCAAAGCCACCGACATGACGGAACCAATCTTGCTGAGGACACCGCCAAAGCCCTTGTTGAACTTGCCGCCAGCGTCAACACCAGCAGCATCCATAGGGCCGCCTAGCTGCGACTTCAACTGAGTGTCGAAACCCTTGAGGCTAGGAACGACGTTAACGAATGCTGTCGCCAGTGCTGTTTGTGCCATCGTCTTCCTTAGGTCTCATACTGTCCAAAATCATTCGGACCTTGTCTTGCGGTAAGTTCGTCTTACCCGTGCGCGTAACCGACGCGTCGGGCCACGGAGTAGGGTGCGGTTTCGGCTTCTTGCTGCTGTGCGCATGCTTCAACAGTTCGAGCGTCTGCCAAGCCATAATCCAGTCATGGCTAACTGGGTACTTCCAGTCATTCCATACGGCCTGAATCCACGAGGAAGGGTCACGCATGAGCACCGACACCAGGGCGATAGCCTCGTCATAAGGCAAGGCGTAGCCGATGTCGCGGATGCTCAGACCGAACCGCGAACGCAGGTCGTAAGTAAGTTCGGAGGGGTGCTCAGAGATTAGTTCTCTGAGCTTGAGGATTCCCCCACTGAAGCGCCCTGAGTCCACTCAAGGAACAGTTCGCCAAGTTCCTGAACAGGAAGCGAGTCGAGGTGGGCCAGTTCAGGTGACGGGTCGCCACAGAACTCTTCGATGATGATGAAGAAGGCATCCATGTCGTCGCCGGCCTTGCGTGCCTTACGGAGCGCACCACCGTTGATCTGCGAGAAGTGAGGTAGGACCAACTTGCCCTTCGAGGTCTTGAAGGTGACCTTGTCGGTGGCTGGCTTCTTGTGGTCCTGAGGAGTCTTAGGAGCGGTCATTGTTTTCCTTTGCGGTCTAAGGTGTTAGCGGTCTTGAAGGTTGGAACCAGGAGGCGAGGTGACCGCTCAACACTCGCCCCCTGGCGGTCTGGAATCCGTTAGTCGACGAGGTCGCTCTGGAAACGGATGTACGAGTAGTCACCAACCGAGTAGGCGTTCACGGTGATACCGAACGAGACAGGGTCGCCGTTCACGTAAGCGATAGGCTCAACAGCAGTGACCTCGCCCGAAGGAACGTAGAGGCGGATAACCTTGTCGCCGTCGATGACGTTGAACACGAACGACTTGCGGCCACCAGTAGCGGCAGGGTTGACAGCGATCGAGCCGTCAGTCAGGTCAACCTCTGCACCGTAGTAGAGCTCTACAGCGTCAAGGCTTGCCTCAAGCAGGGTGAACGAGAAGGTTGCCGACGAGTCGGTTACGACCGAACGGACCAGGTCCGAGTTCTGCCATGCGCGGATGTCGTTGGTGCCACGGTCACGGGTCTCGGTGATACCGTCTGCCGAGATGTAGCCGAGGTCGGTAAAACCAGTCAGCGAGTTAGTCGCGCTGGTCGGGGCGGTTGCCGAGGTAGCACCCACCCACGCGCTGCCGGTCACACCGACGCGCACGTTGTTTGAGTTAGACATTCTGTCTCCTTATTAGCTAATAAGTTGAGGCGGGGTGCCTCGTTTTCACCAGTGGTGAAACTTAGATTTCGAAGCCAGCCACAGTGAGCTGCACATCGAGGGACCGCTTCTCCTGCTCGGTCTCTTCAGCGACACGGACAGGACCGACCGCCACTTCGACCTTCTTGACCACACCGCCAGCGAGGCCACGAATGTTGGCCTCAACCAGCAGGGCTAGGTCGTTAGCGGTTGCGTAGTCGTTCGCGTAAACATCGAGCGTCAGAGAGCCGATGCGAGTGACCGTGTTCTGTTCGCGGTTGTAGGCGAACTGCACCACGATCTGCTCAGACGGCTGGTCCGCGTCTGCAGCAACCTTCTTGGTTGCCACATGCACATCAGCAAACGCGTTCTTCAGATAGGCAACGACAGCCTTTTCTACGTCAGGGAATGCAAGCATTAGGAACCTCAGCGAGTGAACTTGTACAGCGCGGCACGAAGGTGACCAACACCGTTCTTGCGCTGAGAGTGGAAGTGAGCGGCTAGAGCCGTCTCAGGGGAAGCATTGGAGCGGATGTCTACGCGAGGTCTCTTGCCTCGGGCCACAACATCGACGGTGAACCCTGCCTGGGCGTAGCCGTCAATCCTTCCGCCAGGGCCGTTCTGTGCATCGTCTGCGGTGGCTTGCGCCTCAGCGGCTACCTGCTCACCGATAGAGCGCAGAAGTTGGTGCATCTCGCTTTCGCTGAGAAGCTGCCCAATCGCAACCTTGTCGTATTCGATACGAACGTTAGCCACGCGACTTCCTTACGGGCACAACCACGCCAGCCTCAGAGGCAGGGAACGGGCTAACCCACTCTTGGGCCGTGCCATCCTTCACCCACGAAGAGCCACGGATAAGGAACACGTCACCCTCATGGACCTTCGTGCCGTTCGGCAGGTAGATCGTGAGCGACGCATTCACTGCGTCACGTGCTGGGTCGACAGGTTCGCTCGTGCCACCAACGGCGATTAGAGCGTCTCGAACCGTGATTGTGGTAGTCGAGTAGGTCGGGTTCCCGTAATCGTCTGTAGCGGTCGCTGAACGACGCTTGATAGTGATTGTTTCGCCACCACGGATGAAGCTCATACGCTGTTAGTCCTCGAAGAAGTATTCGTCGGTCGTTGCCTTGTAGTCGTCACCGTTCATCAGGACAACCACAGAGCCAGGGACCGCGTTAGGTGCAAGGTCGATTTCATACGCCTTGCCCTTGGAGCGTTTAGGGGCAAGCAGATTGCGCTCTTCGTCGGTCAGCCAGATGTCGGTGTTACCCGATCCGTAGTTCTTGCCTTGACCGAACGGGCCTGTGTTCTGCTGCCAGTAGGTCAGGTTCTCTGGGTTGCGCAGTACACGCGAAACCATGCGGACCTGAACCATCGTCAGGACACCCTGAGGCAACGTGCCGGCCTCGATGCGGTCCTGAATCGCAGGGAACTCTGAAAGGACTACAGCCTGAGCATCAGCCAGCAGAGCGTTGACTAGGTTCTCGTCGGTCGGAAGACCAGGACCAACCCAACGGTCCTCAACATCAGCGAAGGTTGCCCAAGCCATGATTGCCTTTCAAAGTTCTAAAAGTTTGGGGTGCTAGGGGAGCACCATTTGAGCGATGCTCCCCTAGCAGTGGCATGTTGCTATTAAGCGCCGAGGTACTTCACAACGCCGGCCGAGCGAACGACCTTTGCGCCGTAAACGTGGAGACCACGAACGATGTCAGCGAACGAGCTCTGAGCGCGAAGCGACTCGGTGTCCTCGATCTGCGAGACGAAAGCGAATGCCGAGCTGTGGTAACCAACAGCAACAGGCTTGGTAGCCTCTGCGAACAGAGGGGTCTCAAGAACGGTCAGGCCGTAGACCTTAGCGACAACACCGTTGCGCAGTTCGTTCTCGCCAAGGCCCGAAGCGTCGCGGCCGAGGCCAGCAACGATGAGGTCAGCGAATGCAGGGTTGACTGCAACGAAGCGACCAGCAGCAGGAACCTTGTTCTTGGTGAGCTGGGTGCGGATGGCGCGGAGAGCAGCCATAGCCTCGTCTGCGGTGTCAACGACAACAGCCGAACCACCAGTGTTCAGGTTGGTGCCTGCGCCCG